AGCTGCGGCAGGTCATAGATAGCAGGGGCGGTGGTGGCAAGTTGCAGGGCTGCTTGGTACTGAACGACCCGTTGAGCCATTGTCGATGCGTTAGGGTCTGATACAGGGATGATTTCGACTATGTCGTAATCCTGTTTCTTAGCCTTTCTTGCGTTAACTATAGAAACATCGACCTCATAGTCATAATCTTCAGGGGTATAATCCCGAACAATGCCTGCTAGGAGTTTAAACTCTTGCTTCATTGCTGCATGAACACGGGCTTGTACTGCGCTCATGACCTTTAGCGTCCTCTCTAGGATCGCTAGGGTCGTCCCGACAGGGGCTTGAGCTGACATATCCCCCACTTTCAGGTCTGCAACTGAAGCAAACTTTCTCCCTTCTTCTACAATGGTCTGCAAAAGCTGATAAAGGGTAGCTGAAGGCTCTTTATATGGCAGAGGGATGATCGAATCTTTGATTGTCATCCCAGTTACGTCCACATCTCGCCATTCTCCCGGTGCTATAGGGGTATCGTCACCCTTAACACGCAGGTCTTTGGACTTAAATCCACCCGGAAGGTTGGATAATGTCCCGGCATCCACTAATTGACGCAGAATTGAGGTGGCAGACTTAGCAAATCCACCAACAAGATGGATTAATCCAAAACCATAGAAACCAAAGCCGGGAATGTAGGGATAATGGACAAAATGCATACGCTTTTCGCGTAGCTTGTCATCTTCTAGGTAGTTTCTGCGGATAGATAGGATCTCGCCGGAGGAAACGATGGTGACAACATAAGGAAGAGCGATTCCATCTGGGTCTTCATACCCCGGCATATCATAATCAAGATGCACCTCATAGATAAGCTGACGATCATCCTCAATAATGTTAACGCCGACTTCATCATCTTTCTTTTTTTCTATTTCTGTAACGGTTGTATCAGGATCTCCTAACTCTATATCCCGATAGAAACCAGCAACCATTAATTTGCGGATGAGGTTTGGGGTCTTACGCATTCTATGCGTGACTCTTGGCGAGGAAAATAAATCAGACGCACCATAAGGAACAATTACGTCTTCTGCTGGGACAAACATCGAGACCTGACGGCAGAGACTTGGATCATAATAGACTTTCTTAAATGCCGATCCTGAAATCGGCAGGTTCCAGAGAAGACGCTCATGCTCTTGGCGATACTCAACCATCTTCTCAGTTAATTCATAGTTCATGTCTTCAGCAACACGAGCAGCAGCCTCTTCCTTTTCAGGGGTGATTGCTCCAATAATCTTTGTTTTTACTGGACCTGACGCAGGGAATGTCTCGATAATTGTCTCTGACTGAAACTTAACTACAGACTCAGCTAGGATCGGATGAAACACGCCACAAGCCCCATCCCAAGGCTCTGTACGGTCTTCTATCTTCAATCCCAATAACTCCAGACCTTCTTTATACGTTCTTTCCCATTCTTTTCTGGAGCTAACGTCTGTACGAATGTCGTCTAATATTTCCGATGAAATAGATTCAAGATCTGCCTCTGGAATTATCTCTGCAAGATTGTCATCAAAACATTCAATATTAATTTCTACAATAACGCTGCCATCATCTTCTGCTGGTAATTCAAACTCAACAGCTTCTTCTTCTGCAGAATCCAGTCCTACCGGCAGGTTATATAATGATTTACTAATCGCCATGATTTATCTTCCTATTTTTTGACTGGTGGATAAAGTCTTTAACTTCGTCTGTAGACGGAGGGTCATACATTGGCAAGTCCTGCTTTGCCAGTTCCAATAAATACTTGTTTGTCCTTCTAAGTTTCTGTTGTCTGCGTAACCATTTTGCTGGGTCCTCTAGGAATCTTTTTATTCCATAAAGATGCCACAATAGATACCCTCTGACCGTCCCTATATCCAAGAGGTCTTTTGGTTCTAAAGATATTTTTACCCATTTAGTAATACGCTGCCTTTTTGGGAATAAACATTTTATCTTCCTCATCTGAGGAGAGATGAATAAATCCGCCTCGTCTAAATCTGAGCAATGCTTGGGTAGTTGAATCAACCAAGTCATCATGATCACCATTAGGAAAGGAAGCTACTTCCTCTACCAATTCATCTGCCCATCTTGTCTCTGGTCGCCATACCATTCCTGACGCAAATAGATCTGACACTGCGTTTACACGCGCTATCTTATCTGACCCTTTCCCCGGTGTATATTCCGAAACAGGCAGACCTGCCTTTCTCAGCTCATATATTAACGGCGCACCCGCCGCTTTCTTCTCCACCAAGAGGGTGTCAGGGTTCCATTCCTTCCACAGATCATAGGCTGTACGCTTGAGTTCTGGGAACTCCATGCGCTCTTTAAACGCATCAAGCACGATAATATTAGCTTGTTCAATTCCATCTATTTCCCTATAGAAGACTCCCCATGTTGTACATGCGGAATAATCTGCCCTGTTGGTTTTCTCGAATGCGGTATCCCAAGACTGGATAATGTAGTCAACCTCTGGGGGTTTCTCTCTGTCCCAGATCTTCCACATCTCCCGCTTGATGATAGCCCCACCCTCTGAGGTGGGGTTCTGCTGGTACTGCGCTTCCCACTTAGCTACTGGGAGTTCTGCCTTGATAGCCTCTAGTTCTGCTTGCTTCCAGAACTCAGCCCACAAGGGCTTGCCGCTAGGAAGAAGGGCGGGTAGCTCTATAACCTCCCAGTCTTCCAAGTCTCTCTTGATGGCATTGTTAAGGATCTGCCCTGTCAGATCTCTTTTACTCCATCGAGTCATGACGATCACTATTGCCCCCCCGGGCTGGAGACGCTGTCTAGGACCGGATGAATACCACTCGAATACCCGATCATACACCTGCGGGGTTCCTTGCATCGCTTCCTGTTCTGAATGAGGATCATCGATGATAAGGACATCTGCCCCTTTACCTGTTACCGCACCCCCAACCCCGATAGCAAAATAATCCCCGCCTTTGTTTGTATTCCAGCGACCGGCTGCTTTGCTGTCCGACTGGAGCTTGGTCGAGAAGACCTCTTGATAATCTGCAGACCCTACCAAGTTTCTGACCTTCCGACCAAACCCTACTGCAAGTTCTGCGGTATGGGCTGTTTGGATGATTTTCTTTTCTGGGTATAAGCCCAGAAACCAAGAAGGGAATAGAAAGGATGCGAATTCAGACTTTGTATGACGAGGCGGCATGTTGATGATTAGCCGCTTGAGTTCTCCTCTTGCGACTCTTTCAAAGGCATCTGCCATGATCTGATGATGCTTGCCGGGGATGAATGCTCCCCACATCTGGCGGACAAAGGGCAGGAAGTTCTGCCTGCATCGTTCTTTCTTATCTGCCTTGAATAGCTGATCTATCTTCTCTATGTCCGGGGAACCAGCAGGCAGGGTATCAAGGATACTCAGGTAACCAGTGATCTCTTCTCTGGTTAGCAAATCGCTCATGTTCCACACTCTTTCATATAGACAACATTTCGTCCAATGACGGGGCTATTCTGATTGTCCTGAACTTATGGGGCTTCATGTTAATTCGCCCCTCTTGCTCTAGGATGTGGATATGTCTGTGGATATTTGACCTAGACCTAAGACCTAGACCAGTTGCGATATCCTGCAGGGATGGAGCAAAGCCCTTGGTCTTTATAAAGGACTGGACGAACTCTAGAATCTCTAGCTGCTTGTTGGTCATTAAACTGAGGTAAAGACCATGTTGATAGTCCCACCACCCTCAAAACCATTCCAAGGCACTACCTCTGCCCCTCCATTCTGACTTTGAGAGAACTGATGACCATTAACATCACCGGTCAATACAATGCTCTGGTCTCCATCAGCCATCCAGCCCCTGTCTATATAGACACCTGCCTCTGGTCCAAAGTTAACCCCGCCCTGCATATAGAACTCTTTAGGGATAATCCAGAACCTCAATGCATCAGCATTGTTAGGGTCTTGTGTAGACCAATTGAATTTACCTTGAGGAGGTATTACTCCTACTGTCCCCGCATCATTGTTAACAACATCTATGTTGTACTCTGTTTGATTGGTGATATTTAGTTGTACAGTCCAGCCCATAATATATTCTCCTAAGTTGCATTCCAGTTAGATGTAAGTCCGTCTATAACGCTTGGGTGTTGCACTATCAACGATACAACATACTTCGTCCTAACGTCCATATATAAAGGAAGTAGCTCATTCATTTCTGACTCGTTAGGTATACGAGGCTCCCAGAACGCTTTAATGCCCTCATACGGTCTATCTAGGTCAAACTTGAACCGTACTGAGAAGTCATCCAAGTTAAATGTCCTTTCCATCTCTCCACATCCTTATCGCTCGGTCTAGCTGATTTATCTGATCCAGTCTGATTTGATCCATTACATTAAACATACCTTGCTCTGCATTGGAGTTAATCATTTCCAAAAGAACATTAAGATGCTTCTTTAGAACGTCAGTCACTACATCATAATCTTCATCCATTTCCCACTCCTATTCATACCAGCCCGTGAGCCATTGAGACTATTTCCCACTTACCCCAGAGCTTTCAGCTCTTTTCTGCCCTTGTTTCCCACTCTAGCAATAAACAGGTCTAAATGGACCTTCTACTGTGGTGTCCCAGCAGCACATACCACCCCTACCATCAGGTACACAGACCATAGCGCCTATATGAGGCGTACTAGCCGTTACTATTCCTGTATATATACCCACCCCTACTAACAACACAATTAATAACTTTTTCATTTTAGCCTCCATTCCCGACATGGGAATAGTTATCTTAATGAGAACAAGTGTTCGTGTCAAGTAACTAAAAATATATATACCCCCCCCCTACCGGAATGGGAACAAATGTTCGCAAAGGATAAAACAAGGGTAATAGAATGAGTGGATCATTGCGTATAGACGGGAGGGGAGTCCCTTGTCACCACAGGCTCATACCACCACCGTGGGGTCGGAGAATGGCTCCATTGCTCGTTCTACAGGTCATCATCGTTTAAACAGATTGCATCTTCAGCGATGATCTCTATCGTCTTCATTGGGCTGACATTGTCTAACAATACTAGATGACTGCGTAGTTCCTTCTTCAGTTGTTCAGTGCTTATAGCTTCGGTCTTGGTCTCTAACTTGTCTGTAAACATCCCGATGGCTCTGCCCATTAGTTCTAGTGCGCGTAGTTTCTCTGTTGGAGTACGTTGTGTACTAGATGC